GCCAAGCCAGCCAATCTGCGCGCCAAGCTAAAAAAGCATTATGCATTTGACCGGCTCTCGCTCGAGCAAGCCGCGAAGTTGTGCGACATCAGCTATGGCACGGCACGGCGCTGGAAAGACAAGGCCAAAGACGAGGGCGAAGACTGGGACAAGCTACGCGGTGCCAGTGAATTGGCCAGCGGCGATGCCGAGGAAGTCACGCGCCACGCCTTAACGGAATTGCTGCTGCAATTCAAAAGCACGCTCGACATCATCAAGGCAGACCAAACCATCACACCAGTGCAACGGGTGCAATTGCTGTCAAGCCTGATGGACAACATCCAAAAAGGCACCTCTGCCATGCGCCGCCTGTTGCCGGAAACCAACGAACTGGCGGTGGCAATGAAGGTGTTGCGCGGCATGGCTGAGTTTGTCCAGCAACGGTTTCCGCAGCACGGCAGTGCGTTTGTCGAGATTTTAGAGCCGTTTGGCGATGAACTAGAAAAAATCCTGGGCAGCGGAAAATGAAACTGAAAGATTTAAAACACCAGATCGCTGCCCTTGCCGGGCAGTTTCGTCTGCAGATTGAGGCCGAATGCGACGGCTTTAACCCTGACCCGGTGGCGAGTCTGAAACGGGTCAAGCAAGCCCAGGCTGATTACGAATACTTCGCCCGCACCTATTTTCCGCACTATATCAAACACGATAATGCAGTGCTGCACGACTATCTGTATCAGCGCCTGCCCGCCTTGGTCAATGCAACGGAAGGCCAGCACGAGGCGATTGCCGCGCCGCGTGGCAACGCCAAATCGACCTTAGTCACGCAAATTTTTACCCTGTGGTGTGTACTCACCGGGCGCAAGCGCTTCCCGTTAATCATCATGGATGCATTGGATCAGGCCGCCACCATGCTCGAAGCCATCAAGGCCGAACTGGAGTTTAACCCACGGCTGGCGATGGATTACCCCAAGGCCACAGGCCAAGGGCGGGTCTGGCAAGTCGGCACCATTACCACCAACAACGATTGCAAGATTCAGGCCTTTGGCTCTGGCAAGCGCATGCGCGGCCTGCGGCATGGCCCGCATCGGCCTGACCTGGTGATCGGCGATGATCTGGAAAACGACGAAAACGTGCGCTCACCGGAGCAGCGTGACAAGCTTGAAAGCTGGCTAAAAAAGACCGTGCTCTCACTCGGTGCCGCCGACGACAGCATGGACGTGATCGTGATTGGCACCATCCTGCACTACGACTCGGTGCTGTCGCGCCTGCTAAAGAACCCATTATGGAAACGTAAAAAGTTCAAGGCCATCATCGAATGGCCACACCGCATGGACTTGTGGGATCAATGGGAAGAGCTATTGCTCAATTGCGATGATGAAGGCGTCACGGCCAAGCTGTTTTATTCAGCCAATCGTGGCGTCATGGAGCTAGGGGCGACGGTCTGCTGGCCTGCTGGCCAGCCGCTGTTAAACCTCATGCACAAGCGCGCCCGCGATGGCCACGCCGCGTTTGATTCAGAACAGCAAAATGACCCGGTCAGTGGCGATGATGCACCGTTTGCCAACTGTATCCAGTTCTGGGTCAACCGTTTAAATGACTGGGTATTTTACGGTGCCTGTGACCCAAGCCTGGGCAAGCACGGTGCCAGCCGCGACCCGTCGGCCTTATTGGTAGGCGGCTTTAACCGCAGCACCGGCGTGCTGGATGTGGTGGAAGCCAAGATCGCCAAACGCGTGCCAGACAAGATCATCAGCGACGTAATTGAATTACAACGCCAATACCGATGCCTGCTATGGGTAGTTGAAAGCGTGCAGTTTCAGGAGTTTTTACGCACTGAGCTAATCAAGCGCAGCGCTCAGATCGGTGTGCCGGTACCGGCACGGGCGGTCAGCCCACATACTGACAAAATTCTCAGGATTGAAAGTTTACAACCGCACATGGCGAATGGCCTGATTCGCCTGCATCCGTCGCACAGCACATTGATTGAGCAGCTCACCCATTTCCCCAAAGCCGACCACGACGATGGCCCGGATGCCTTGCACATGCTATGGGTCGCTGCCACCTCTTCAGCTTCGTTTGAATTTCAGTCGGCGGGCAGCAATAAGCGTGGTGCCGGGCGCAGCCAACATGCACAACAGGATGATTACGATGACAGTGACCGTGGTAACGAGTCGTTCCACGGTGCTTGGTAAGCAGTGATCGAAAAAAATAAGGAATTCACATGGCACTACTGGATCAATACGGTCAACCTATCCAAACCGACATCCTGCGCGAGCCACAAACTGCCAAGATGTCGCAATTGCACAGGGAATATGCAAATCACCCATCGCGTGGTTTAACGCCCGTGCGTTTGTCAAGCATCTTGCAGCAAGCCGAGCAAGGCCACTTGCTGGCACAGGCCGAGCTATTTGCCGATATGGAAGAGAAAGACGCCCACTTATTTGCTGAAATGGATAAGCGCAAGCGCGCCATTTTAACGGTTGATTGGGAAATCCGGCCACCGCGCAATGCAAGCGCTGAGGAAAAATCACAGGCCGAGTATTTAAGTGAAATGATCCAGGACTTACCCTACTGGGATCAAATGTTACTGGATGCCTTGGATGGCATTGGCCACGGTTACGCTTGTCTGGAAATTGAATGGCAGATAGGCGCTAAAGAAGTCTTGCCGCAGGCGATCACCCATCGGCCACCCAGCTGGTTTACGCTGAATCAAGATGATCAAAACGAGTTGAGGTTACGTGACAACACCGCCAATGGCGCGGCTTTAACGCCGTTTGGCTGGGTTGTGCATAAGCACCGGGCGCGTACCGGCGTGCTGGCACGGTCTGGCTTACATCGGATACTGGCATGGCCATTTTTGTTCAAAAATTACGCAATCCGCGATCTTGCTGAATTGTTGGAGATCTACGGATTACCGATTCGGCTCGGCAAATACCCACCGGGTACAGGCGATGCAGAAAAAGCTACCTTGCTGCGCGCAGTCACGCAGTTAGGACATGCCGCCGCAGGCATCATCCCTGAAAGCATGCAAATCGCTTTTGAAGCCGCTGCTGCTGGCAACCATGATCCTTTCGTCGCAATGGTCACGTGGGCAGAGCAATCAATGTCCAAAGCTATCTTGGGCGGTACCTTGTCCAGCCAGGCGGATGGTAAATCATCCACCAATGCACTGGGTAAAGTACATGACGATGCACGCCGTGAAATTTTAGCGTCCGATGCTAAACAGCTGGCGGCAAGCATTACGCGGGATCTGCTCTATCCATTGCTGGTACTGAATGGTAAATCAATCACCGATCCGCGTCGGATGCCGCACCTGGTGTTTGACGTGCGCGAAGAAGAGGATTTTCAGATGCTGGCCAGCGCTTTGCCTGATCTGGTCGATCTGAATGTACCAGTGCCACTGTCATGGGTGCAAAGAAAGTTATCGATACCAGCACCACAGGGTAATGAGCCGGTGCTTGGTAGAACCAATGCCACTGCCACCAACCCGAATGAGCCAACACCAACGCCGAAGCGAAAAATCAACAATCAGGCAGGCTTAAATGTATTGAGCGCACTGGGTGCCAACAATGCCAGACCACCTGCCGAATTATTGGGAGACCAGTTGGCATTGCAGGCCGAGGCCGTATGGCAGGCGGTGGTTGACCATATCGAAGCCTTGGTTGTGCAAGCCGACAACTTTGGCGATCTGCAAAATACGCTGCTGGGCGCGTATGCCGGTTTGCCGATTGACGATTTGCAAAAAGTGATGGCACAAGGTTTTGTGATTGCGCAGGCGGCAGGCATGATTGATGTCAAGTCGGTAGCGGCTGCGGCCAAATAAACGGGTAATCCAATGGCAGACACCCCGGCAACACCTGAATTCATACAACGGCCAAAGTTCAATGCGCCGTTCCCCGAACAGGTGGCATTCTTTAAAAAAAAGCTGAACCTGCCTACCGAGCGCTGGGACGATATCTTGCGTTCTGCACATGACCGCGCGTCAGTTGTGGCTGGTGCGCAAAGCGCTGATTTATTGGCTGATCTGCATCAAGCCGTCAGTAAAGCGATTACCGATGGTACGGGTCTTGAGGCATTCAGGAAAGATTTTAAAAATATTGTCGCAAAGAACGGCTGGACTGATTTCACAGGCTCTGGCAGCAAGGCTGGTATTGCGTGGCGCACCAAAGTCATTTACCAGACCAACCTGGCCACCAGCTATGCGGCAGGGCGCTGGCAGCAGTTAAATGACCCTGACCTGCTGAAAACTTTGCCGTACTGGCGTTATAAGCACAATGACAGCGTGTTTAGCCCGCGCCCGCTGCATGTAAGCTGGGACGGTTTAACCCTAGCCGCTGGCCATGCCTTCTGGAAAACACACTTCCCGCCCAACGGCTGGGGCTGTCAGTGCCGGGTGGTACCAGTCAATAAATCTGCATTCATGCAAGCCGTGGTCGATGGCCGTGGGCCAGCGAATGCGCCCGCACCAGGTGACACCACCGGTATTGATGACGGCTTTGACTACGCACCAGGTGCAGGCGTCGATGTGCCATTACGTCAGTTGGTGCAGGATAAATTAATTAACTATCCGCCAGCAATCAGTCGGGCGGTCTCCAAAGACATTAACCGCAGGATTGATGCGACCAAGAGCTTGATCGACTT